GAAGGGCGTTGATGCCAGATCCTCCGGTTACGCCATTGGCGGCACGGCTAAGAAACGCGCTGTCGACGGATCATACTTATCTGCGGAAGTCCTCTTGGCTCCGGCGCCTGGTAAGCTAGGCAAAATCAGCCTTTCCATTGAGAAGGATCGTAACGGAGGACTTAGATCCGCCTCTCCAGGTAAGCACGCCGGAACGTTCGTCCTAGATTCAACAGAAGAGGGTCGAACCAAGTGGCATATAGAAATGCCCACACTTTCCCACGATGGCAAGATGCGACCAACTCTTCTTATGGAGAGAACGTCCAGATTTGTCCTCGAATGGATCGGTAATGAAGCTCCAACGCGAAACGAGATTGTAAAAGGCGTAAAAGGCAAGGATTCGGCTGTAGGTCTTGCCGTTGACGTGCTCGTGGAGGAAGGTTATCTATCCGAGGCAAAAGACGGCGAGTCTAAAAATTCAGCCCGTCGCTTTACTTCGATCAAGGTGTATTCAAGCGCCAATGATCCTTTATCCGATAATAACAAATCGTTATTTAATCAACCAGGGGGAAGAAATGACTTATACTTCGATTGATTGTCAATCATTCGCAGGCGGATTTACGCTAGGAGCTAAGCTAGCTGGATTTCAGATCATAGGGAAGCGTGAGGCTACCGGAGGATTTGGGGTACCAGCGGTAGAAGGTAACAAAAGGTTACTTGGCGACTTCAGCATAGAAGCTGGCGCTCCAGATACCTGGACGCCTCTTAAGGCTGATCTAGTCTTCGGAAATCCTCCTTGCTCGGGCTTCTCTAACCGATCCAGTATGGTCCGAGGACTAGACGAGAACGGAGAGATTCAGAGAGTTCAATACACCGGATACGCAGCTGCGCCTAACCAATGCATGTGGGATCTGATCGAATACGCTGCCAAGTGTGATCCGGAGATCGTGATCTTTGAATCCGTCCAGGGCGCCTATAACAAGGGCCGAGACCTTATGCAGGATCTAAGAAACAGCCTTGAGATGAAGACTGGCAGCAAATATCACCTTTATCACGTCCTTCATGATGTAGCTAAGCTAGGTGGAGCTCAGGAACGCAAGAGATATTTCTGGGTTGCTGCCAGGATCAAGTTTGGAGTCGATCCGGTCGAGATCAGCCCTACTACGGTCAAAGATCGCATCGGTGACCTTGAGAACGTTGCTCTAGGATCGATGAACGGTCACCAGATCGAGGATACTCCTCGAGGTCGTCGGGTAACCGAGCTGGCGTCCAAGGTAAAATGGAAAGCGAACGAGGTATCAGGAGACGTGTATCGACGGGCCCTGGATCTCGGTGCTGATCTTGAACTTTGGGACGAGGATCTGAAAAGCGATAAAGGTATTACTCAATTTGCTCCTAAAAGACTGAGCTACGATACCCCTTCAAATGTCCTTGCCGGAGATGCTCTTTGGCGTCAGGTTCACCCAACTTTGCCCCGGACATTGACACACCGGGAAGTGGCTCGGCTGTCCGGGTTTCCCGATGATTGGGACTGCCAGCCTTACCAGGATCGTAAAGCTAATGCTTATTGGTGGGGAAAAGGGATCTGTATCGAAGCCGGAAAGTGGATCTCGACCGCAGCTTACGATGCTATTTCGGGTCAACCCCAAGCTTACCAGGGTGAGATTATTGGTGACCGAGAGAGTCTTATTGACTTCAGCAAGGCTAAAAAAAATGGATAAATTTAACACTTGTGCTGATTGCGGAAGGTTAAATCTTGGTCTTTGGCGTTGCAATTGCACCCAAAACGGATCAGTTGCTCCCGCTCCTCCCAGTTCCTCCCAAGTTCCTCCCAGCCTAACCTCTGATGACCCAAAAAGAGGTTCCTCCCGTTCCTCCCGTTCCTCCCTAAGAGGAGGAACGGAGAGGGAGGAAGCTCTTGGATCAGACAATACAATAAATACCAAAAGCTCCTCCCAGGATCTTAGATGAGTCAAGCCTTCATTGATACGGCGCTAGAAGAAGCAATGTGTGCGAAATGTGATGCATCGCTTTGGGCAGGTCATTCCGGGGGATTCTTAGTTAAGCTCGATAGAATTTTGTTATCTAAGTTCGATGAGCTTCAGATCCAACTCGGCGGAGGATCGACCTACCGTTTGGAAACGACTAACAAGGGCACTATTGCTTCGTATCGCAGCCTTATGGATCTGCGGTCTGGAATCAACAAAACCCAACCTTTGATCGTGTCCTTGCATGTCTGCAAAGAAAGCGATATAAAAGATGCGAAGCTCCCGTTCTGAGTTAATGGCGACGTTGATTCATGATGTTGCTCGACTTGTGAAAGCTTATACTCACGAGGAACCTCTTGATAACGGTAAGACGCACATATCAAGGCACGAGGGCCTGCTTCAGCAGCTTTGGGTGGAGATAAATGAGTCTACACCTGCCCCTGATCCGGAAGGGTCTTCTAGGTCAATCTCGGCCCGATCTAAGCCGCCATTGAGCGAAGAGCTTTTGGGATACCTGATCCAAGGTCAAAAGTTAGCGATCTCCCTAGTCATGATGTCTGGAGGTAAGCTTTCAAATAATACGGCTGAGAATTTCTGGCAGCTTCCAAACCTTATGGTCAATGCGACCGATGAGCTAATTGATCACGTCTCCGGACAAATAGCCTATTACCGGAATCAGCTGGAATTGATCCTTACCTGGAAAGAGAAACCCAGAAAAGTCTCAGGTGCTTGCCCGATGTGTGGCATGAGGCATGCGATCATCATTCAAATGGATCGGCATGGACCCATCTCAGCAAAGTGCGTTAAATGCCATGCTGAGTGGGATAAGACCAAGCTTGGTATCCTGGCAGGATCTTTGAAGTACGAAACACCGGAGAGGTAGCCTGTATCAGATATGGCAAAATTAGTACAAACATGGTATAAATATCCCCGGCGAGTTGTTTCTAAATTAGGGTGGATCTTAGAATGACAACTCTTATAGCTTACCAGGGTGACGGATTTTGCGTCATTGCAGCGGATTCACAAACAACGTTTGGAAACTTAAAAGCCAATTGTTCTCCAATGGGGAAAATTGCTGTTAATGGAAAGTTTCTTATTGCTGCAGCTGGAACAGTTCGCGGAATGAATATTATTCAGCATTCATTTAGTCCTCCGGCGATCCGTAACAAGGATCTAGATCGATACATGGTGCGATCGTTTATACCGGCATTACGCAAAGAATTTATTGATGCTGGTTATGACATGAAAGACGCAGCTGATATTGCTTCGCATGATAATGATTTTATTATTGCAGTTAATGGTACGCTTTATTTTATAGATGAAGTTTATGGAATAGAACGTAATAAAGAAAATTTACATGTTAGTGGTACCGGACGTCAGCTTGCATTAGGAGCTGCAGTTGCTCTTGGTATTCATGAATCAGAAGACTACGAACAAGTAGTTGACATTCTTGTGCAAGCGGTAGAAGCAGCAATTAAGTTTGATATCTACTCAGGCGATGAAGTACAGATAGCAGTGCAATTTGCTGATGGCAAGATTATGATGACTACCTTAGACAAAGATGAATAAGCCTTGCTTAGATTGTGGTAAGCCTAATCCTTTTAGTAGATGCAGTGATTGCGCTAAGAAAAGATTGATTGCTAATCCTCCTAAATATCGTGGTACTACCAACGATCGAGGATACGGGGCTGCCTGGCAAAAGCTACGTCGCTTAATACTAGACCGGGACGCATGGGTGTGTTACCTATGCAATAAGAAGTTAAGCGGATCAGATGCAACAGTTGATCACATCATTCCATTAAGTCAAAATAGAAGCTTAGGTTTAGATCCTACAAACCTGGCGGCCTGTTGTCGCGCGTGTAACAGCAAGAAGCAGCATAAGTAAAGAGATATGTTTCCATTTTTCCTCGGTAGCATACCATGACCCCCCGCTCAAGCTGTCTTCGAACATGCTCAAAACTACGAAATGGGCTTTTTAAGTTAGGATTTAGATATGGGACGACCGCCAAAACCGGCAGAAATTAAACGCGTGACCGGTCGCACGCCTGGACATGATTCCGGTGGACGACCTTTACCCGAACTCGCCAACATTACGATCCTTCCAATGGCGGATCACACTCCGGAAGCTCCGTCAATGCTTGGAGATGAAGGAAAGATTTTTTGGACTAGGATCTGGGACAACGCCATAACCTGGCTTTCACCTAGTTCGGATCTCAGCGCGATCGAGAATGCAGCCAGATTAGCCGATGCCGTATCAGCTGCCAGAACTAAATACATGGCGACTCTTGAGTCGGCAGATGGACGAGCATACGTTCAAATAAACAAAGCATTCACTGATGCCCTTGCCTCGCTTGGGTTCGATCCAGTGTCACGCTCGCGACTAGGGGTAGCAGAGGTAAAACGTGTCAGCGCAATCGACCAACTCCTCCAAAAGAGGCAGCAAAGAAATTAAAGGGTGGCCGCCGCGCCACCTGTCTCCACTCACGCCAAACGAAATGAAGAAAAGTCGCGGCGATAACATTATTGACTTTAGTGAAGCTTTATGTTCAATCACTAAGGATTCAGTTGCCGGTGCTGCCGGTGAGCCGTTAATATTTCGCGGTTGGCAAAAACAATTAACCAAAGGTTTGTTTGCTGAGAAGGCAGATGGATCACTAAAGCATAAAGTTGGTTTAATTGGACTACCTCGCAAGAATGGAAAGTCTGCTTGGCTTTCAGCTCTTGCACTTGAACATTTAGTTCTTGGTCCTAACGGCGGTGAGACTTACTCCTGTGCAGCGGAAAAAGAACAAGCAAAAATTGTGTTTGGTACAGCTAAACGCATGGTTGAGATGCAGCCTGAACTTTCAGAAATTCTCGATGTATATCGAGATGCAATCTATAATCCAAAGACCGGATCGGTCTATCGGGCGCTCTCAGCTGAAGCATTCTCAAAAGAAGGTTTGTCACCAACGTTTATTGCGTTTGACGAACTTCACGCGCAACCCAATCGTGAACTGTGGGACGTAATGTCTCTTGCGATGGGTGCGCGTCGAGAACCTCTCATGGTAGCAATTACGACCGCGGGAGTTAAATCAGATTCAACCGGTAAAGACTCTATTTGCTACCAGCTCTATGAGTATGGGAAGCGGGTCGCCAGTGGAGAAGTTGTCGACCCGACTTTCTTCTTTGCTTGGTGGGAAGCTAATCCGGATCTGGATTACAGAGAGATCGAAGCTTGGGAACAATCAAACCCAGGGTTCGGAGATATTGTTGCTAAAGACGATTTTGCTTCTGCGATCCTTAGAACACCGGAAGCTGAATTTAAGACAAAGCGTCTAAACGTTTGGACTTCCACATCAGATACCTGGCTGCCGCACGGATCATGGGACGCGTGTTATACGGATCGTAAACTTGAACCAGGAACTAAAGTTGTTCTTGGCTTTGACGGATCTTTCAATGGCGACTGCACTGTTGTAGTAGCAGTAACCTGCGAAGAAGTTCCGCATATTGTTCCGCTTAATGTTTGGGAAAAACCAGAAGAAGCCGGAGCTGATTGGCAAGTTCCAATTCTTGATGTTGAAGAAGCGGTACGCCAGGCTTGTAGAAATTACGAAGTAGTTGAAATTGCTTGTGATCCTTATCGATGGGCCCGAACATTTCAGGTACTTGAAGAAGAAGGTTTGCCGATTGTAGTATTCCCGCAGACAGCTTCACGTATGACACCAGCAACAACAAGATTTTATGAAGCAGTTGTAAACAAGAGTGTTACCCACGAAGGCGATCCAACTATGGCGCGTCACGTTGGTAATGCAACACTAAGAATTGATCAACGTGGAACACGCTTGGCAAAAGAAAAGCCGGGATCAACTCGCAGAATTGACTTAGCAGTATCCGCTGTTATGGCACTTGAACGTGCTGTGTGGTGGTTCTCGCAAGGAAACTTTTTACCAGCCGTATTTGATCTAATGAGTATTGGGGAGCAAAATGAAAATCAAGATTTCGCTGGATTTGATAACTAACGTTATCGAGATTATTGGCGCCGGGTTCATAGTAGCCGGAATCGGAGTCATGTTTGGTATCGGACCTTGCTTGCTTGCAACCGGTATTGGAATTATTACTTTGTCATACTTCGCATCGCTAGGATCGGTGGTTAATAAATAATGAGTCTCATACGCCGTGGAGTCGTGGGTCGTTACCCGCAATTTAACAACTATGTAGCACCACTGTCTCAGCTCTACGGACAGACAAACATTACAAGCGCTGCCGGAGAACGCATCGATGAGTGGACTGCTCTTGGAGTTTCAGCTGTTCTAGGATCTGTTTCATTGCTAGCGGACACCATTGCATCAATGCCACTTAAGCAATACAAGATGGTTAAGGGCAAAAGAGTTCCGGTAGATCTATCAGACGTACTAAAAAATCCAGATCCTGAATCAAATACCTTTGAGCTTATTCACCAAATGGTATTCTCTTGTGCTCTTCACGGTAATGCTTATATTCATATTGATCGCGATCGCAGCGGAAATATGATTGGTTTAGTTCCTTTGCACCCTTACCAAATGCAAGTTCTTCCAACTGGAGACCAAATCGGGCGCAAGTACCTGCATCTTGGAAACGCTCTTGACTCTCAGGATCTGATCCACATGCGTTGGCTAACACCTCCACAATCTTTGGTTGGTGTTTCTCCTATGATCCAAAACAGAAATCTTATTGGTATTGCAATGGCTATGGATCGCCACATTTCACAATTTTATGGAGAAGGTGCAACACCTTCTTCAGTTCTTGAGACGGATCAGAAGCTTACTTTGGATCAGGCTCGAACAATTCAAGGAACTTTTGAAGCTACTCACCGTCGTCATCGTCGCGTAGCGGTACTTACAGACGGATTAAAGTGGAAGCCAATTACATCTTCTGCTGCAGATCAACAAATGATTGAAACTCGCGAGCAACTTATTAGAGATATTGCTCGCGTGTTTCGTATTCCTTCGCATCTTATTCTTGCAAGCGGAGACAACCAGACATACCAGAACGTTGAACAAGCTTCATTAAACTTCCTTCAACATACAATCGCGCCGTGGCTTTGCCGCGTAGAAGATGCGTTAAGTCGTATTCTTCCCGACGGAACTGACGTTGCGTTTGATACTTCAATCCTTCTTCGCACTGATGCAATGACTCGTGCTGAAGTTGGAAAGATATTGGTATCAACTGGTCTACGCTCACCAAACGAATTACGTCAACAAGACGGATTTGAGCCTTACAGTGGTGGTGATGTCTTTAACCAGGCATTCCAGGGAACACTCACAACCGGTCCAGATACAGCTCCACTTGGTACTGATTCAGATACTTCAGTACCGGTTATGGGAGTCGTTGAATAATGTCTGAAACATATCGCGTACCTAAGATAGTTCTTGAAGAGGGAATTAAAAATCCCGCAATGACTCTTGAAGAAGTTGTTCAATTACGTGATTCTTGGGAAGGTCCCGAGGGTCGCGAGTGGGCAATGAATATCTGCAAAAATATTACACGCGATGCTCTTATCGTTTCTCAAAAGTACAAGGAGACAAACATGGCGGCAGCCGATATGGAAACACCGGATCTTGCGGAGGAGTTAAAAGAACTTCTAGCTGATGTTGTTTCTTTCTACTTCAAAGCTCACGGTGCACACTGGAATGTGATGGGCACTGACTTTAGTGAGTATCACGGACTCTTTGAAGAAATTTATTCTGATGCTTATTCAAGCATTGATCCAATTGCAGAAAATATTCGCAAGCTTGGAAAGCCTGCACCATTTCAATTAGCAGCTTTTTCTGCAATGAGTGAGATTCCACAAGATCTTGCAATCATTACTGATGCTCGAGCTCTTGCTATGGATATTCTTTCTGCAAATGATATGATTATTGAAGAGCTTTCAGAGGTATTTACTTGTGCTACAATGCATAATCAACAAGGAATTGCAAACTTTTTAGCTGATCGTATTGACTCTCATCAAAGATGGAAGTGGCAATTGTCGTCTTCTCTTGGCGTAGATGTGGTAAATCCAGATCCAGAAATTATGCCCGAAAGCCCTATGGAAGAAGTTAATGAGCCAGCAATAGACTGGATTGCTCCAGAAACTATGGCACGAGGATCAGAAACATCAGAAAATGTTGAAATTACCTCCGAGGAGATAACGGTGATTGAAGATCGCAAGACAGCAATGGCATCAGCGGAACGCATCACAATGCATGCTGAGGTTCGCGCCGTAGATACTGAAGATGGATCGCTTAAGGTTGGCGGATACGCTGCAACATTTAACCAGGAAGCAACCGGTCTTCAATTCCGTGAAGTTATTGCTCAAGGAGCTTTTACTCGCACGCTTCAGACTGATAATCCGGTCTTCTTACTTGTAAATCACAATATGGACGACCTACCATTGGCATCAACTCAGTCCGGAACGCTTCGTTTGGCCCAGGATAAAGTTGGTTTGTACATGGAAGCATCTCTTGATCCTGCAAACCCACGCGCTCAAGAACTAGCTTCGGCTGTTCGTCGCGGTGACGTTGACAAGATGAGCTTTGCATTTACGGTTGCTCAAGATGGAGAAACTCGCGAAGAGGGTCTTCGTACTCTTACGGATCTGGATCTTTACGAAGTTTCTGTTGTCACTTGGCCCGCATACGATTCAACAACCGTTGGAATGCGATCAGCTCAGGATCAGGATCTTGAAATCAAAAAGCAAAAGCTTGCTTTGAAAGTAAAACAATATTCCCTACGTTCTAAGCGTAAGGGTTAATCCTCGGCGCGTCCGCCCCGACGATCTCACACAACAATAGAAAGGGTCAAAATGACTCTATCCGCAAAGCTCATCGAGCAGCGCGACGCTCTTGTTGCCGAGGTTGAAACAACACTCGCAGCAGAAGACGTTACCGCAGAAGCTCTTGATGCTGCGTCAGCAAAGCAAGAAGATATTGCTAAGCTTGACGAGCGCATCGCAACAACTGTCGCAAATGAAAAGCGCACAGCTGAACTCGCAGAATCACGCAAGGAATCAAATGTGAAGCCTTTTGCAGGATCTGCAACAATTACACGTGAAGCAATGACATACGACCGTGATGGACGTAATTCATTTGTTAAGGACATGATCAATGCGACACTTCGCAACGATTCAGATTCTTGGTCACGTTTGCACCGTCACCAGGCTGAAGTTGCAGTTGAAACTCGCGACATCAACCGTACAGACGGATCTGGTGGAGATTTTGTTCCACCTATCTACCTTACAAACGAATACGCAGAGTTTGCTCGTGCAGCTCGCGTGACAGCCGATCTTCTTACTGGCATGGCACTTCCTGCTGGCACAGATTCGATCAATATTCCTCAGATTTCTACAGGATCGCTTTCAGCATTCCAGTCATCTGATAACTCAGCGACAACAACTCGCGACCTTGTAACATCAACAGTTACAGCTCCAGTTCGTACCATCTCGGGTTACGAGAACGTATCGATCCAGCTCGTTGAGCAGTCACCACTTTCTGGTGGACTTGATCGTATGATCTTCGGCGATCTTATGAAGGATTACGCACTTCAGCTTAATACTTCTGTTGTTGGTAACGGCGATGGAACATCAGGTACACTTCGTGGCTTGATTAACCTTGGCGCAGATACTACAAACGGTATTCCGACAACATGGACAGAAGCAACACCTTCAGCTACAGGCGGCTTGACTGCAATGGCTAAGGCAATTTCTAAGGTTGTTACAAACCGTTACCAGGACGTTGAAGCAATTGTTATGCATCCATCAACTTGGTACTGGTTTATGTCTCAGGTTGATTCGTCATCACGTCCACTCGTAGTTCCTGTTGCAGCTGGTCCATTCAACGCTAATGGCGTTGTTGACGCACCAGGCGCATCAAAGGGTCTTGTTGGAACAATGCACGGCGTAAGAGTTTACGTTGATGCAACAATGCCAAAGAACTACGGCGCATCAACAAACCAATCTCCGATCCTTGTAGGTAAGTTCTCAGATTCTTACTTATTCGAATCAGGTGTAAAGACACGCGTACTTCCAGATGTCCTTTCAGCGAACTTGACTGTTCGTTTCCAGGTCTACGGATACACAGCTCTTGCACATCGCTTCAACAAGGCTGTTACCACAATTGCTGGTACCGGTACTGTTGCACCTTCAGGCTACTAATTAGTCTAGCTTTGGCGCTGATCCTGTCTTCGGATAGGATCAGCGCCACAAGCGTAACACTTAAGGGGAAGTTATGCAATCAATATTTTTAGAAGCTTTAATTACAGCTCGCGATTTAGTCCAAAAAGAAGGATTAAATGCGCTAGAAGCACTGATTAAGGATCATGAATCAGGTGTTATCGAGACCATGGCACTCCTTCCGGAGGTTGAAACTCGATGAAAAATAAAGACAAAATTGCCGTTGGAATGGTCAACGATGGATCTATAAACGCTAATTTAGTGGTTGATTTACTGCAAATTAGGGGCAAAAGAACTGAAAGATTTGACTGTTTTATACAAGTTTCTAACATTGGTTTGCTTACAAGATCCAGAAACTTGCTTGTAAAGAACTTTTTAGAGCAATCAAACGCAGCTTGGTTGCTTATGATGGACTCCGATGAGCGTTTAGAGTTAGAAACTTGGGATAAACTAGTTTTTGCAGCTCACGAGAAGGATCGTCCAGTGGTTTCTGCGCTAGTTTTTGCAGCTTTCTTTGACAATGATGTATCTTTACGTCCTGTACCAACTATTTATCGCGATCTTCCAGAATCTGGTTTGCAAGCTATTGACGATTATCCAATAGATGAGGTAATTAAGATCGATGCTGCCGGAACTGGCTGTTTATTGATCCACCGATCCGTTTTACTAGAGTTACAAGCCAAAGCAACTGAAAACCAGGGTAAAGACTGGGCCTGGTTTGTTGATGGTGCTATTGGCGGTCGATGGTTTGGCGAAGATTTACTTTTTAGCAAGCGTCTTGGATCGCTAGGAATACCAATTCATGCACACACAGGCGCAATATGCGCGCATAATAAGACTTTTTGGTTGGATCAGAGGCACCACAAACTATTTCGTGATGCTGCTATTGACAGTAAAGCATCAGATTAGTCGTTACCCCCTGGCGACTAATCTGATGCCCTAAATTCGAGGAGAATACGTGAGCACAAATTATCCTGGTGGATTAGATAACTTTTCTAATCCAACTGCTACGGATTATCTTGATTCAGCTACAGTTCCTCACGCTTCTCAACATGCAAATACAAACGATGCAATTGAAGCTATTGAAACTGAACTTGGAACTAATCCAAAAGGATCTAAAGCTTCCGTAAAAGCTCGTCTCAACGATGTAGATACAGCTATTGCAAATATTCAGCTTGTTACTGGTCCAACTGGTCCAACCGGATCGCAAGGTATCCAGGGTGTAACCGGTCCAACAGGATCGACTGGATCTCAAGGTGTTACTGGGCCAACCGGACCAACAGGACCGCAAGGAATTCAAGGTATTCAGGGTGTAACTGGTCCAACTGGTCCAACAGGTCCAACTGGAACTCAAGGAATTCAAGGTGTTACGGGTCCAACAGGTCCAACTGGAGCTAGTTATTCAGGAGTAACATCAGTAACTTCTAACACAATTGGTACAGGATCTTCTAAATCTTGGACAATTACTGCTGGAAGCGCATTTGTTACTGGAGCTCGTGTAAGAGTTGCGTATACAACAACACCAACAAATTATGTTGAAGGTATAGCAACTGTTTCTGGAACAACATTAACTATGACTCCAGATGCATCTTCTGGATCTGGAACATTTACAGCTTGGACGCTTTCTATTGTTGGAAACGTTGGAGCTACTGGTCCAACTGGTCCAACCGGTCCAACCGGTCCAACAGGATCAACAGGATCTCAAGGATCGACAGGACCAACAGGTGCCACTGGTGCAGCAAGTACTGTTACCGGACCTACTGGAGCTCAAGGAATTCAAGGTCCAACCGGTCCAACCGGCGCGGCAAGTACCGTCACGGGTCCAACCGGCGCGGCTGGAGCTACTGGTGCAACTGGACCTACTGGTGCAACAGGTGCAACAGGTCCAATTTCATCAGCAAACGCTCACTCATCTGCTCACTCAGCAACAACAGCAAATCTTGCAGCAACATATACTGCAGGAACCGCAGATGCGGGTGGCGGATTTGGTATCGGCGCAAAACTTACTGCAACATCTAACGGTGCAATTTTTATTGATGGTTTTACTCTTGCGGTCAACGATCGTTTGTTAGTTAAGAATCAAACAACTCAAACACAAAATGGTATTTATTACGTAACAACCGTTGGTTCAATTATTACACCATACGTTATTACTCGTGCAACAGATTTTAACAACTCGGTTGCTGGTCAAGTTGAATACGGCGATTATCTTTTTGTTGTTAATGGAACAGTTAATGGATCTACTAACTGGATTCAAAATAATACCGGTACAGGTACTAATGGTTATATTATTATTGGTACCGATAACATTACATTTGCACAATCAGGTGGAGTAGGTCCAACTGGGCCAACAGGTGCAACCGGAGCTACAGGTCCAACTGGAGCTGCGTCAACTGTCACGGGTCCAACCGGTGCTCAAGGAATTCAAGGTGTAACCGGTCCAACTGGAGCAACAGGAACAGCTGGAGCTAATGGTGCAACAGGTCCAACTGGAGCTACAGGATCAAACGGAGCAACGGGAGCTACTGGTCCAACTGGTCCAACTGGCGCGACCGGTGCTGTTGGAGCTACCGGTCCACAAGGTATTCAGGGTATCCAAGGTATTCAAGGAATTGAAGGTCCAACTGGTCCAACCGGATCAACGGGATCTCAAGGTCCAACTGGTCCAACAGGTGCAACCGGATCGGCGTCAACTGTCACGGGTCCAACCGGTCCAACTGGTGCGACAGGTGCAGCTTCGACCGTAACTGGACCAACCGGACCAACTGGTGCGGCATCAACAGTCACCGGGCCAACAGGATCTACCGGTCCAACAGGTCCGACTGGAGCTGCCGGACAAGATGCAGCCGCGTATGTTGTTAATTATCTCGATGGCGGATCTACCGGAGCTTCAGTAAATACAAACATTATTTATGATGCGGGAACATCAAGTACTGCATCTTGGACCTATACAATTGACGCCGGCGGAGCCACGGTTTCATTCTAATCAACGGTAAAGAGGAAAAAATATGACATCACGTCTACAAAATCGCCGCGACACTGCAGCTAACTGGACATCTAATAATCCAACTCTTGCTGCCGGTGAAATCGGATATGAAACCGATACCGCTAAATACAAGATCGGTACCGGATCAACTGCTTGGACTTCACTTGCGTATGCTTATACCGCTGGAACAGCTGGAGCAACTGGTCCTACTGGTCCTACTGGTCCTACTGGTTCAAATGGAACTACAACAGGATTACTTGGCTTTAATGCGCAGACAGGAACTACATATACCCTAGTCGCAACTGATGCCAATAAGTTAGTCACAGCTTCAAACGCTTCAGCTATCACAATCACAGTTCCGCCATCAGTATTTAGCGCAAACGATGTTATCAATGTTCAGCAAATTGGAGCGGGTCAGGTTACTTTTGCAGCAGGATCAGGTGTGACTATTACATCTAACGGCACAACAGTCGCAGCTCCAAAGATTCGCGCGCAGTATTCAGCTTGTTCAATTATCTGTAGCGTAGGTGGAGCAACACCATCATTTACGATTGTAGGAGATATTTCCTAATGCCAATTCTTGGAATTATGGCTTCGCAAATGACGGGGCATCTTGGTATATCTGTTGATTACCTCGTAATTGCTGGTGGTGGCGCTGGTGGCGGTTATACAGGTTATGCTGGTGGCGGTGGAGCAGGTGGTTTGCGTTCAACTGTAACCGCAACTGGCGGTGGTGGAACTCTTGAAAGTACAATAACTGTTGGATTAAATCAAACTTATGTAGTCACGGTTGGCGCAGGTGGTTCAGGCAATGGAACTGCAACAAACGGTTCTAATTCTGTTTTTTCAACTATTACTTCTGTTGGTGGCGGTTTAGGTGGTTACTACACGGGCGCAGGAAATATCAATCCTGGCAATGGTGGTTCAGGTGGCGGTAGTCGCGCAGGTAGCGGTGGAACTGGAACTACTAATCAAGGTTATGCAGGTGGCGCTAATACTTCAGGTGGTGCAGGTGGCGGTGGTGGTGGTGCTGGTGCAGTTGGACAAACAATTACAGGCTCAGGTCCAGGCGGTAATGGCGGCAATGGTGTTGCTGTTGCTATATCAGGAACTTCTGTAACTTATGCAGGTGGCGGTGGCGGTTCAGTCCAAGGTTCATCTGGCGCTGGAACGGCTGGCACTGGTGGCGCAGGTAATGGTGGATACGATTATCAAGTAGGCGGCAATGGCACAGCCAACACAGGTGGCGGTGGTGGTGGTTCAGGTGGACTAGCGCAAATTGGTGGCAATGGTGGTTCAGGTGTTGTTGTTATTCGCTATTTAAGTGCTACGCAAAAGGCAATGGGTGGAACAATTACTACATCAGGTGGTTATTACATTCATACATTTAATACATCAGGTTTATTTTTAACTAGCGTTTCTTCAACTTCCGCAAAAGCAACAGGCGGAACTATTACTAATGACGGTTCTTATTATTATCACAGATTTACATCTTCTGGAACATTTACTCCTTCACAAGCATTAAGCGTTGACCTTCTTGTGGTTGGTGCTGGCGGTGGTGGTGGAGAACTTGGCGGTGGTGGTGGTGCTGGTGGGGTTCTTTATCAAACAGGTCGTTCTGTTTCTTCGGGTACTGGATATACAGTAACTATTAATGGTGGCGGTGCTGGTGCTGTAGGTTATGGTACAACCGCGAGTGCTGGCGGTACTTCTGTATTTGATACTTCAACCGCTAATGGTGGTGGCTATGGTGGACCAGGTGGTTCATCAGGTGGTGCTGGTGGTAGTGGTGGTGGTTCAGGCGCTGGTGGCTCTGGTGGTGCAAGTAATCAAGGTACATCAGGTGGTGCTACTGGTTACGGTAATGCTGGCGGTACTTGGATTTCAGGCGCTGGTCGCTCAGGTGGTGGAGGTGCTGGTGGAGCGGGTGGCGGCGGAACATTAACTTATGGCTGGTATGGTGGTGTTGGATTTAACAACAGCACTATAAATGCTTTTGGTGCTGCAACTTCTTCTGGACAACTTGTTGGTGCAAATTATTATTATGCAGGTGGCGGTGGTGGTTCAGGTACAGTTTCAGGAGGCGGAGCAAGTATCGAATCACAAGGTGGGTTTGGCGGAGGCGGTAATGGTAAAGCAGCAGGTGTTGCTGGAAGCAACGGAACTGCTAATACTGGCGGAGGTGGCGGTGGTGGTGGTCATCAAAGTGGTGTTACTTATCAAGGCGGTAACGGCGGTTCAGGTATAGTTATTGTTAGATACCCAATGGTTTAAGGAGAAGGCAAATGAAAATAGTTAAAGATAAAGAAAAAGTAACGCAATGTTTTAGTTATGAAGTTGTAATGTTAGTTCACATTATTGCTGATACAGAAACAAATGCTAAAGAACAACTTGACGAAAAAGGCGGAATAGTAACTAAGCGTGAAGTAAAATTACTAAACATTTCTACACTTTACGGAGAAGAAAAGGAATAACTATGGGTCATTTTGCAAAAGTAGAAAACGGAATTGTTACGCAAGTAATTGTCGCCGAGGGCGTAGATTGGTGCGAACAAAACCTTGGTGGCGAGTGGGTGCAAACTTCTTTTAATACATCAGGCGGTGTTCACGCTCATCAAAAACTTCCTATTCATAAAAATTACGCTGGTGTTGGTCATAATTTTGATGGCGTAGGATTTTATGCGCCAAAACCTTTTGACTCTTGGACACTTAATCAAGAGACATACCTCTGGGAAGCTCCAACGCCTTATCCAACCGATGGAAAGCTTTATCAATGGGTTGAAGCCGATCTAAACTGGCAGGAAATTCCAACCGAATAATTCTGATCCAGGGGGAAGCATGAAAATTGCTATTTATACCATCGCACTAAATGAGGCAAATTTTGTTGAGCGCTGGTATAAAAGCGCCAAAGATGCTGATTACCTTCTTATAGCCGATACAGGATCGACGGATCTCACCGTCAAGTATGCCCAGAATCTAGGGATAAACGTGATCCGGATCGGTGTTAAACCCTGGCGCTTTGATGATGCCAGAAACGCAGCTTTAGCGGCACTTCCGCTCGATATAGACTATTGCATAGCTTTAGATATGGACGAGGAGCTTCAACCTGGCTGGCGCCAGGAATTGGAGGCTTTAGGATCTGAAATTACTCGTCCCAGATACAAGTACATTTGGTCATGGAATCCCGACGGATCGCCTGGTCTCAGCTACGGAGGGGACAAGATCCATTCACGATCTGGGTATCGCTGGAAGCACCCGGTCCACGAGGTCCTGACATATCAGGGGGCTGAAATTCAAGGCTGGACAAAGCTCGAGATTCACCATCACCCGGACGATACAAAATCCAGAGGTCAATACTTTCCTCTTCTCCGGTTAGCTGTTTCAGAGGATCTGGAAGACGATCGAAACGCGTTTTATTATGCTCGTGAGCTATTTTTCCACAAGCATTACGCGGAAGCCACAAAAGAATTTTTGCGTCACCTAGCTCTCCCTAAAGCGGTATGGAAACCGGAGCGAGCTGCTTCCATGAGATACCTGGCAAAGATGGAAGAGTCAAGCCGCGAATCCTGGTTAATGAAGGCAATTGCAGAATCGCCCAATAGCCGTGAACCTCGCGTGGATCTTGCCGAGCATTACTACACCAAAGAATTCTGGCTTGACTGCTATACAACGGCAAAATCAGCCCTTCGCATTACACAACAACCGCTGGAATATCTTGTAGAATCGGAAGCCTGGGGATACCTGCCTCACGATTTGATCGCGATTTCAGCGTATCGTCTTGAAAAATATGAAGAAGCCATTGAGCATGGTCGCATAGCGGCTAAACTTGCTCCCTGGATCGATCGGTTAAAGACCAATCTTGAATATTATGAAGGAGCTATAAGTGAGTAACATTCAGCCTCGCGTAGTTGCTTCTACAACAATGAAAACCCGTGTCTCTACTTACGACGGGGAATATCATTATATTTACAATCAACCAAACGTTATTTACAACCAACCTTTGGTCATTTACAACTATTACACAAACCGAGGCGATATGTCAACTCGAACAATTTCTGGTCCAATTATGAGAGGTAGATAATGGCTGTTTACGATCTTGGCGATGTCGCGGCCCTTGGAGTTACGATCCTTAATGCTGCTGGAAGTCCAGCAAATGCAACAAGCGTTGTAGCTACCGTCGCCGCTCCCGATGGAACTACCAGCACTCCTACCGTTACTAATTCCGGTACTGGTCTTTATGATATTTCTTACACACCAACGCAATATGGGCGTTACACGATCCGTTGGGTTGCTACCGGTACTAATGCCAGCGCTTATGCTGATGAGTTTACTGTTAGAGATTTTCTTGCGCTTGGTGTTGTTTCTTTTGATGAAGTTAAAGCTCATCTTAATATTGCGGCAAGCAACACAACAAACGATGAAGAGATCCGACGCTTTATTGATGCTGCAACGGATCTAGCCGAGAACTACGTTGGCTGTATTCTTGGTCGTCAAACCTTTGCTAGTGAGATGTACGACGGAAACGTAGAGCACTTGCGTCTTCGTAATCCTCGTGCAATGACTATTACAAGCGTCTATGAGAATGGGCTTCTCCTTCAGTCTACAGATTACGTTCTTGATCCTACGGGTCAACGTTTATATCGCGTGACTACCGGGGCAATCTCATCTCCAAGCTACTTTGGAATCTGGGCACCAGGAGCAAACAACATTGTTGTAAGCTATGTTGCTGGGTTTGTTAATCCTCCGGCAGCGGTTCGCCAGGGTGTTCTTGAGATTATTCGTCACTTGTGGCAAACTCAGCGCGGATCTGCGAGCGTAATGGGAAGAGTTCAAACCGGAGATGACTTCTATCCATCTTCAACATTCTCTCTTCCTCGTCGTGCCATGGAACTTCTTGATCCTGCAAGCCTTCCTGGACTTGCATAATGGCAACAACAGCGCTACCAAATCTTATTGATGCTGTAGTTGCAGCGCTGAAAGCTGCAGCGAGCTTATCCGGTGTAACCATTTACGATGGTATTGAAATTGACTCTTCAGATCCTACGAACTGGATCGCAGTTGGTCATGACGGCGGAGAAGATGGCGAAGTAGTTGTTGCAAATATTCGCAATGAATATAAGACTCTTGGCGCTAAGTCAATGTTTGAAGATGGATTTCTAAACTGTACTCTTGTTTCCTGGACCGGAGATACTAGTCTTTCAGCTTGTCGAGTAAGCGCTTATGCATTACTTGATGCTGTTGATACCGTGATCCGTAGCGATCCTTCTTTTGGTGGCGTGGTGTTGTATTCTGGACTTGAAAGTAACTCACCTACGTATCTTCAGACTAACCAGGGCGCAGGGATCCAGATTAACTTTACAATTTCTTACCGAGCAAAAACATAAGGAGCAACAATGGCAAAAATCAAGAACATATCACCTCTTGGTGATCTGTTTATCCCTAGTCTTGGACTAGAGGTAAAAGCAGGAGCATCGGTTGATGTTTCAGATGAAGCAGCTGCTTCGCTCCTTGAACAATCAGATAATTGGACTGCCGCGGATCGTGCTGCAGCTTCAGTAAACCCATCTACGCCGGACCAACCGGCAGAAGCCAACTAGGAGACAACTATGGCAATTGGTTCCGGTATTGGTTCGTCCTTTGGTATTGCCACAGAGACAACCTTCAACACTGGCGTAACCGTAAGTCGCTTTTATGAATTTACTTCAGAAAGCACTAACTACAATAAGAATGCATCTGTCGGTATGGGTTTACGTGCCGGTGGTTTGCTTCCTCGTTCACAGCGTCGCGTTATTACAACATTCGATGCAACAGGAAACCTCGTTATGGATCTTCCAACACGTGGTCTTGGTCTGATCCTTGCTCATGGCATGGGTTCATTCCCATCAAAAGCCGGTAGCTCATTTACATTTACCCTGGGTGATGTCTACGGCAAGTCATTTACAGCTCAGATCGGCGTTCCACAATATGGCGGAACTGTTACACCTAAGACTCTTACGGGTTGCAAGGTGTCAAACTTTGACATTTCGGCTAATACTGGAGAAATTGCTACCGGTACTTTTGGTATTGATGCTGCTGGTTTAACAACAGCCACAGCACTTGCAACACCTTCTTATTCATTAAGCGGATCTGTTTTCCACTTTGCTCAAGGTGCAATCACGGTTGATGGATCTTCGGTTGCCAATATTAAGTCATTCAACCTTACAGTTGATAACACCCTTAAGACTGATCGCTATAATCTTGGATCTTCCGGAGCTAAGGCTGAGCAAACTATCAATGGTTTCCGCAAAGTCTCAGGATCTGTAACAGCGGAATTTACTGATACAACTCTTCTTGCTAAGTTCCTTGCTGATACAACAACAGCGCTTTCATTAACTCTTACAGCCAGTGCTTCTGAAGTTCTTCAGATCACCGTCTCGGCTGTTAAGTTTGATGGCAATGCTCCTCAAGTAGCGGGCCCAGAAGTTATTGACGTTGAGTTCTCATTTGAGGCTTACGACAATGGATCTGATGCTCCGTTAACGATTGTTTATACAACACCTGATTCAGCACTGTAATGGCAAAAGACGCCTTCTTTTTAACAAGCGATGATCTTTCAAAGCTCTACAAAGCAACCCGTAATGTAGACAAGGATCTAACAAAGAATCTAAGAAAGCGTATTACAGGAATTGCATCACCGATCCTTAGCGAAGTTAAGCAAGCCGCTCTTGGTATCCCTTCTAGTAAGGGTGAAACTGAGATGGCTGCCAGGGGGCAAGCTAAGATGGGTTTTCGCCAGGGTTTAGCTGCTGCAGCTGAAACAAAGATCAATCCAAATAAAAGTGGATCTTTTGTAGTTAGAATTAAAATATCTGGCACAAAATTTAAGGCTAAAACAGGCAAATATCAAACTCTTCCCCGTAAAATGGAAGGGTTAAGCAGAAAGCCTTGGCGTCACCCTGTCTTTGCGGATAAAGGAGCGACCGGGGGAAGCTGGCAAGGAACCTGGGCTTCTCAAGAGAAACACCCATTTTTATTGCCAACAGTTCTAAAGCACAAGCCACAAGTAAGGGAAGAAGTAATTAAAGCTTTCATCGATACACTCGATGATATGCAAGTCATTCTATAACTAGGGGGAAAAATGCCACTCATTGTTAAAGGTAAGTCATATTCATTACCATCAGAAGGATCTGAAAAGGCTCCAACAGGTAGAGAAATTGTTGAGATTGAAAGTCATTTTAATCTTGATGGTTTAATCCTGTTAACAGCGCTTTCTCAGGATAAGCCGCCAGTGGGATACACGAAGACAAAGGGAATGTACGCTCTTGCCTGGATCGCCTTAACACGCGGCGGTGAGGTTGTTTCTCTTGAAGACGTCTTAAACGATTACGCTCTTGATGACTTTGATTTTCAGGAGGAAGAAGTAAAAAAACAAGAGGCCGAAGGCTAAGAGACGGCGGAGCCAGAGGTTTCATATACAAAAATATGGCAATAATTTGCCATACGTATCCAGGCATCACACCGCTTAATGTCTGGGATATAGAATTTGAATTATTAAAAGAATTAGTTCGTGCTATAGAAACGTCTAACGACTAGGAGTTACACATGAGTTTTCGCGATTATTCAGTTGGCGTAAACCTCATTGGTCGTGACATCTCAGCTTCTAAAGCACTTAATAAACTTGGTTGGGTAGCAAAATCAACCGGAGATAAGCTTGAATCAGCATCTAAGAAAGCTAATTATGTTCTTGGAGCTATGACTGGTGCTGCGGTTCTTTTTGCTAAAGC